ACAAAAGAAATACGAGGGGAACTTGTATTCGTTTCGTTGAGATCAACTTTCTCCGAAAATCTTTGCTATATGAACTTTGGAAACTTTCTCATTAACGAGCAAGGATCTTGTGTGACTTCTTTGAAAAGACTGTCACCGCGAGCCGTCGAGTACTTCTCCGTGCTTGCCGTTGTCTGTCAAACTTTCTTGACCAACGACTACCCCTCCAGCGACCATGAATTCATTCTGCGCTGTTTTGTTTTTCTTTTGCCTTTTCTTCTGCGCGGCCCCAAAAATATTGGGGTCAGAAAGCCAGGCGATAAGCCTGGCTTGGTCCGTGCCAAGCAATTTTACGCTGCACGGTTTGCAGCGAGACTGGGGGTTTACACCCCCTCTCTCTCCGGTGTACAAAGAACAGTGTCTCTTAGGTTGTCAAACCTGGAGTTCACCAGGAACCGGAGAAAAACCACCGCTATCCTACAGAGGCATCATGCTCGATCTGTGGGAGCTCGTATCGAGAGACGCAAAGACGTCTTATTCGGCGGTGAGCGATACTTTAAACAGTTCGTTCAAACTTACTGCCGATTTCTTGATCACGAGTACGGAAGAGATCTTTCGAAGCCTTTGTTGGTTTCTGATCTTCGTGTGGTACTCGCTGCTGCGCATGATTATAGTCTCCGTGTGGCATTTCGTCACCAGGAATTTCACGCTCGCGCTTGCCGCTGCTTGGCTCTTTATCTTATCAGTAGCCTTGGCGAAGACAGTGCGCTGGTTTTCTGGGTTAATGCCAACCTTCCTCGTAGCCATATTCTTTTCCATTCCGAGGTGGTGCTTGCGGAGACTCTTCTGGGGCAAGAGCTCCAGAAATTATGAGGAAGAAAAGTGCTGTGAGCAGTTCCTGAGTTTCACCATAAACCAGGACCCCCCAAAGAGGAGCCAGTTGGTGTTTCAAACTGAAGAGGGCAAACACGCAGGTTATGGAACTTGCGTTCGTCTGTACAACGGAACCAACGGCCTGCTCACTGCTTATCATGTGGCTTCCAGCGCCTCAAAGGTAGTTTCCACCAGAACAGGGAACAAGATACCCCTGTCATCTTTCAAACCTTTGATGGTCTCCACACTGTATGACCAGGTTTTGTACGCTGGTCCAGTCGAATGGGAGTCAATCCTGGGTTGCAAAGGAGTCAACTTTGCCCCTGCTAAATCTCTTGGTGCATCAGATTGCAACATATTCCATATCCAAGAGAATGGAAAGTGGGGTTGCTCCAATGCAACAATTGAAGGCCAGCTTAAACACCATGGAAAAGAAAATGGTGTGGTACTGAAAACTTTGCCTGGCCAACTTTCCGTTTTGTCCCATACTGTTAAGGGACAATCAGGTGCCGGTTACTACAACGGCAAAACTCTCGTGGCTGTCCACGTGGGAGGCTCCCTCGAGTGCGAGGATGAGGACGCAACATACAATGTTGCAGTCCCGGTCTTGCCAAAAGCTGGCATCACCGCCCCCAATTACGTGTTTGAAACATCAGCCCCAACTTCTGGAGTCTTCGATTGTTATGCCATCGATGAACTATCTAGGGCCTATGACAAGGCCGTAGAATGGATGAACTCCAAACGAGAGAAAGGAGAGGTCTTATGGGCCGATATGGAAGATGAAATTTTCTATGAAGCAGAGACCTCCGCTCCAAAACCTGAACCCGTGTCGGGAAACGGGAAGCGCGGCGCCGACCGCAGAACAACCGGAAAATCCGTGCAAACTCCAGGAAGCGCGGTCTCCGCCACCCCGGTAAAAGATATTCCAACTGGGGAACAAATAATGACTATGTTGGTGGAGCGGATCGCCAACAATATCAACCTGAAGGAGGTGGAGAGGGCCTCCATCAAGGCGATCCAAGAACATGCCCTGAAGAAACCGAGCCGGTCTTCCCGACGAAGGAAAAACAAGAAGCAAGACGGCAACAATGGCGGTCCAAAGCTGCAAACTACCGCCGCTTCTTCGACACTCAATTCAAGTGGGAGATATCAACCCCCCCACAAGAGGTCCCCGGCTTCCGGTTCTGTGGCAAAGCCCCTCAATGGTACCACCCAAAACAGAAACAACAAGGTGAATGGGGGGAAGAGGTCATCCGGAAACATCCCGACTTGGGTGAGAAAACCCAAGGCTTCGGGTGGCCCCAGTTCGGTCCGCAAGCCGAACTGAAATCCTTGAGGCTGCAAGCCTCGAGGTGGCTGGATCGCGCCCAGTCGGCACAAGTGCCAAGCTCTACTGAGAGGGAGCGCGTCATCAAGCGACTGGTGTCTAGTTATAAACAGGCACAATCAGTAAATCCAGTCGCAACGATGAGTGGGGAGCTGCTGTGGGATGATTTTCTACAATCTTTTAAAGAAGCAGTATCCTCTTTGCAATTAGACGCAGGAGTCGGAGTACCATATGTGGCTCTGGGTAAACCAACCCATCGTAGCCTTGTGGAAGATCCAGAGATGCTCCCAGTGTTGGCTCGCCTCACCTTTGACCGGCTAGAGAAGTTGTCGAAGGAAGGGGTTTGTAGACTCACTCCCGAGGAGCTCGTAAAGCAAGGTCTCTGTGACCCGATCCGCGTCTTTGTGAAGGGTGAACCCCACAAACAGAGCAAACTCGATGAGGGACGCTACCGCCTCATCATGAGCGTATCGCTTGTAGATCAATTGGTGGCCCGGGTCCTCTTTCAAGAGCAAAACAAGAAGGAGATAGCTCTGTGGAGGGTCGTTCCCTCCAAGCCCGGATTTGGTTTGTCTACGGACAAACAAGTGCTGGAGTTCACGGAAGCTCTGGCCCACAAGGTGGGGGTCACACCCCAAGTTTTAATTGAAGAATGGAAGGACCACCTTGTGCCCACTGATTGCTCCGGTTTTGACTGGAGCGTTGCGGACTGGATGCTCGAAGATGATATTGAGGTCCGCAACAGACTCACCAGAGGTCTCACCCCAGTGACCGCCACGATGCGCAGGAACTGGAAACATTGCATAGCGAATTCTGTGTTGTGCTTGTCGGATGGGACTTTGCTCGCACAAACTGTTCCCGGTGTGCAAAAGAGTGGGAGCTACAATACTAGCTCAACCAACTCCCGGGTGCGAATCATGTGCGCCTATCATTGTGGCGCCACCTGGTGTTGTGCCATGGGCGATGACGCCCTAGAATCAGTGGACTCCAACCTAGAGGAGTATAAACGTCTAGGATTGAAAGTCGAGGTGAGTGGAAAACTGGAATTCTGCTCTCACATCTTCGAGTCCCCCTCCCTCGCCACCCCAGTGAATGTTGGTAAAATGCTCTATAAACTGATATTTGGATACAACCCTGGGTGTGGAAATCTCGAGGTCATCGCCAATTACTTGGCAGCCTGCTTTTCCGTGTTTAATGAGTTAAGGCATGACCCCGAGTTGGTCCTACAATTATACGAGTGGTTGGTTCTTCCAGTCCAACCACAAAACATATCATAAGGGCCATTCTCAGTTAGCCGGAAAGTCGCTGTTGCAATTGCCGGAAAACTTAGTCAGCTACACAAAAGGCAAAATAGATTTCAGATTCTTATCCGGTCTTGCTTTAGGGTTCATACTCTCTATACCGGTGTCAATATTTGCCTTATATTGCATCTACCTTAAGATCTCTGCCCACGTTCGATCAATTGTTAATGAATTCGGCAGGGGTCCGTAATAGCAATGGAAGGAGAACTAGGCGTGGCAGACGCATTCAAAGGCGTCAGCGCGTGGTTGTGGTCCAGGCCTCTGGGCTACCACGTCGCAGAAGAAGACAACGACGAAACCGCCGAGCTCCTGCAAGAGGAGGCGGACCTGGAAGAGGGTCGAGCGACACATTTGTGTTTTCACCGGACAGCATCAAAGGCAGTGACTCCGGATATTTCACGTTCGGGCCGTCTCTTTCAGCGAAGCCAGAGTTCTGTAATGGAATTCTCAGGGCCTACCATGAGTATAAGATCACAATGGTCAAGTTGGAGTTCATCTCCGAGGCCTCTTCAACCTCCTCGGGTTCAATCGCTTTCGAATTGGATCCCCATTGCAAGTACAGTTCCGTACAATCATCGATTAACAAATTCGGAATTGTCAAAGGGGGAAATAGAACTTGGAACGCCCGTCAAATCAACGGGCTTGAATGGCACGATGCGACCGAAGATCAATTCCGGATACTTTACAAGGGAAACGGAGGCTCCGCGGTTGCGGGGGCCTTCAGGATTACCTTCAGGTGCCAATTCCAGAACCCCAAATAGGTAGATGGTAGTTCCCCCCCCCCCCCACCAACGCCTCAACCAGGTCCCAGTCCACCTCCCCCCGATCCACAGCCGTGCAAGAAATTCCGGTTTTGGGGGTATGAAGGTGTCCCACAGAATAAGATCATCACTGCGGAGAACGATAGAAATATTGACGTCCGCGGTTTAAATTTTGTAAAGTTTGATAAGTGGGAAGATGACAATTGGACTAGCGTTGATTTGCAAGCTGGTTACTCCGTAAACAATTCCCAGTACGCTGAGCCGTACATGGTAGTTCCAGCCACTAAAGGAAAATTTCATGTGTATATTGAAGCTAGTGGTCTGATGTCCGTTAAATCGGTTGGAGGTAAAGCTGACAACTCCTGTAGAGGTTTCATAGCGTATGATACCTCCAGGAGGGCGTGGAATATAGGCAACTGGAAGGGTTGTGTTTTCGAAAGTTATAAATCGAAGACCCAGTTTGTCTTGGGGCATCCTGATCTGGTGATCAATAATTGCAAATTCGACAAAGCCAGAGGGATGGAAGCTGATTGGTACGCTTCTTTCCAACTTAGTTGTGATGACGATGATGGAGCGTGGGTTCTATACGCTCCCCCCATCCCTAAGGACAGCTTGTACAATTACACTGTATCCTATGGAGAGTACACAGAAAACATGTGTGAATGGGGTACCGTCTCGATTTCGATCGACGAAGACAATCAGCAGGGGAACAATGCCTTAAAACCACAGAAGGGGGAAATGCTGTGGTCAACCCCGGAAAAAGAACTCCCGGGAGGTCAAAGACAAGACTCTAAAACTCCCGCCATCAAGGTGGTTCCTGTAACTGGGCAGGACCAAGCTCCCATACCGACGAAGCCGTTCAAATTTGTTGGACATACTGCGTTGCAAAACGCAGCCTATGAGGCCGTCGAAGATTTGGGTTTACCGATCAAGCCAACCATAAATGAATTTGGAAGAATAGGAGATGGCTATTCGATCGAAGTACCCGAATATGTTCCACCTAAGCAGTACATCCAATATTGTAACGATCAAATTACTGCCAGGAAGTTTCAGGACGCAGATGACGCTGAAGCAATGCGTCTTAAAACTTTGGACGATTTTAGAAGCTGTGGTGACTCGCGTGTGCAAAATCTCTCTCGCGAAAGTGAGATCGCAGAAATCGATGCTATTTATGCTCGAAGAGTGCAGAGTCAAGAGACCGACAAAATGAATTTGAGTTTCACTCCTGACTGGGGTGATTACGACTTTAAGAGGGACAGAACTCCCTCCCCAGATCGGTCTTCACAGAAGCCAAACCTGAAAGGCAAAATGAGAGGTGTCCTCAAAAGAACCTCCGACCAGGCTTCATCCACAGTATCGTCCTTGACGGGGAGCTTAAGACCTAGGAGATTGGATCCTAGGCTCGAGCGGCTGACCACAGCCCAAAGATTCTCATATGAAAATATGCTGCGGGTGAATAAAGACCAAGCTGCTCGATTCTTGGACCGAGAATTCGGTCCATTGTGATAGAAGGAAAACTAAACAAACCCTGACCAGCATGGTGTCCTGAATCAGTACTACCGACCCGCTAGCGTTTTGGCGGAATCGTGCACCATTCCAAGAAACGAACGAACGCTCGTCTGAAGCTAGTAGGCATGAGATGTGTATCAGAGGGAGACTAGGGAATCCAGGTTGGGAACTGGGCTCTCTCTCTGGTACCCGTGT